AGCGGTGTAGTTATGGGACAATCAGGCAAAATCCTTATGGTAAAAACTGATAAAGGACAAATAAATCCTCCCGTAAAAGATGTTATGAAAGAAGAAGTTGACCTTGATGAAGGTAAGATGTCTCAGTTGCACCAGTATATCAAAGACAAGAAGTCTCCAGAAGAGATTGCGAAACTGATGAAGTTGGATGTCAAGACAATCAAGGCATTGATGAACAGTCATCACCCAGAGGAAGTTGAAGAATCAAAAACAACTGTTCCCATGTCAACAAAAGCTGGACAAAGTGTTAAAAAAGGTCAGGTTCCAAAAGGGATGTATGGAAACGCTGCTAGAGATGCTCGCCGTGCAATGGGCCGTGACCCAGAGATGAGGCAACGTCCATTCTCAAAAGACGACTCTGCAACTGACGATGACGTAAAGGGCGCATCAAAGAATATCATGATGCAGATGCGAAAAGCACAATCACTGAATGGTCGTTTCGATGTTGAGTTTGCTGACGGTAAGAAAGTTAAAATTCCTGCCAAGATGGCAATCGCAGTTCAACAGAAATATAACAAAATGCGTAGACCCGCAGAGAAAGAAAAGTTTCAGGCAAAGATTGCTAAGTCTTATCGTGATATGTTGTCTGCATTGAAAGAAGCAGTGTCTCCCGCACAACAGGCAGCTATTGCTATTTCAAAGAAAGAACGTGGAGAAAAACCCAAGAAAGAATCTGTCCTAGACAGAATCGATAAAAAAATCAAGGAGAAAAACGATGGGTAAGAAATATTTTGATACAAAGGATACCACCCTTGAATCATCGATTCTGAGTGTGTGGCAGGAAGCTGCTAAGAAAAACGAAGACAAACTTGATCCAGTAAATAAAAATGCTGTGAAAAAGAAGTTTGATGATCGTAAGGACAAGGACATTGACAACGATGGTGATGTTGATTCCTCTGATAAGTTCCTTCACAAACGCCGTAAGGCGGTTTCTAAGTCGATTGCAAATGAAGGTGTTGAAGAGTTTGCGGTTGCAGATGATGTTCCTGCAATGGAAATCGGTACAGACCGTTATCGTGACCATACACTAGAAGTTACGCCGGGTCAGGATGATCCTGAGTGGGTTGCTGCACGGGACTTTAAGGTTGCTTCAATGAAGGAAGCACTTGCAAAAGTTTGGGGTTTGGACGAGAAAGCCCTTGACAAATCTTCTAAAGAAGAGTATGATGAAGAAGATGAGGAGCTCAAACCCGTTAAAGGTTCAAAGACCATGACAGGTGGAAAAGTTGCTAAAGTGGATACTAAACCCAAAATTGATGGTTGAAATGAAAAGTTTGTTGGATATGATGGAGGCATCTGGTGATGATCTCCCAGAAATTTATTGTGATATGGATCAGGTTCTATGTAACTTCATCGGCCGCGCTGAAGAAGTTATTGGTATGCCCTTTGCTAAGTTTGGTAAGGACGACCGCTGGATTAAGATCAGGAACACGAAAGATTTCTGGGCAAATTTAGATTGGATGCCGGGTGCAAAACGGTTATATTCGTTTATTCAGAAGTATGACACGCACATCCTTTCTGCTTATTCTGACCGTGATGACAATTCACGGCCGGGTAAGAAAAAATGGTTGAAGAAGAATACTAAGATTAAACCTCGTAATATCAATCTTGTGAAGAGGGCAGATAAACAGAAATATGCAACTACTGATGGGAAACCAAACGTATTAATTGATGATTATAAGAAGAACATTGTAGAATGGGAATCGAAAGGTGGTATAGGCGTTCATCACACAGAAGTGGGTAAAACCCTTGCTGAGTTGAAGCGTCTAGGTTTCAAATAACATAAATAGAAACAATAATAGATTCTGGGGTGAATAAAGCAGTAAATTTACTGCCTCCTACCTAGAAGAAAAAAAGGAGAATATAATGGGTTTATGGGGAACAACTACCGCCGATGGCGACAAACCAAAGTTCCTACCAGTAGACAGTAATGCTGCTGGTTCGACAGGCGCAAGAGAACACCTTATCGCGGTTAAGGGTGGTTGGGGTTTGTCCCCCGGCCTTGCTGCGTCAGGTAATGACAACACTGATGCAACACCAGAAGTTCTGGTTTGCGTTAGAAATATTGCTGAAGCAATGGGTAACGCTTCTGTTATCGGTCTTGATTGGACGGATGCAACAGTTGGTGATGCTGGACTATTCGATCTTACAGTAACATTCGATGAGGCGGTTGATGTTACATCTGCCGCTTGGACAAATAATCAGGTTGTTACCAACAAGGCATACATCCTGTTGGCTCGTTTGGGTATCACGGACATGGCGTCTGACAGTACAATTGCTGCTCAGTACTTCTCTGGTTCGGGAACCAACCAATTGGTCTTCCGTGGTCGAGTAACTACAAATGCTGCGGCTGGTTACATTGGTTTCAGTAGTGCTATAGGAATTGTCTTCGATGGTACTGCTACACTTGATGAAGAAGACGGTCGTTCTTCTCTTGCTATGCGTCAAGAATCAGGAACTGCTGCATCTCCTACACTCGGTGATCGTATCATTCTTAATGGTAGTGCTGCTGCAACGGCAACTGTTAATGGTGCATTAACACAATCAACAACTCTTGTTGTAGATGCAGTTTCCGGTGCAACACTCGCAGTTGGACAGGTTATCACAGTTAAAGACGTATCGGGTGATGCTGCTGCAATTGCAGACGCTGATGGTAACACGGGTATTTCGACAGATAATACTCTTACCATCACAGCGGTTGCTTCTCAAACAAGTGTTACAATTAGTGAACCGATTACAGTTGCAAATAATGTAGTTCTTCTTGCATCTACAGATGGTGGTGAAGAACTCAACGCAGAAAGTATTGATCTCAGAATTGCTGGTCCTGAGTTTGCTAGTCGTACTGATGTTACTGGAATTGCCAGAGTTGGTGAAACACTGGGTGGTGATATCTTGCTTGAAGTGGGTACACCAGATAGTGATGATGGCGAAGATGCAATCCTTCTTGACGCCAGCGCGGCAGATACAGATATCGAGTCAAAACTTGACTTGGAAGACTTCACATCTGGTCTTGCTCTGTATACACAGGCAGGGTCAGACAGTGGTAGTGCTTTGGTTCTTACTGGAATTACAGTTGCTGCTGCATAAGTTGTATAAATAACTATATACTATGTCATAATATGAAAAGGAGAAATTATGATCGATCTTGATAAGATTAATGAACGCAAACAAGTTATTGCGAAAGACATTGAAGCGGTTCGGGCCCGGATGGGAGAAGCGCAGAAGAAAATGGCAGAGGACCAATCATTGTTGCAGGCACTTATGGGTGCATTTCAACAGTGTGATGCCTTTGCAAAAGAATTTAATGATGATACTCCCAATGAGGAGAGTGATGTAGAGAATAGTGAAGACCTAGAGGACATGAGTCCCGGCGGTACTGACTAATATCTACAATAGCATTCCCACAATTTCGTGGGTTAATATAAGGAGAAGCCAAAAATGGCAGATAAGAAGATTACAGCCCTAACAGACCTATCGACAGGTATCGCTACAGAAGACCTGTTTCACGTTATCGATAACCCAACGGGTACACCGATCAATAAGAAAGTTTCCGTAGCAAACGTATTCAACTTCATTCCTGTTCCTCTTGCGACGAACACTGTTGAAACCGTTACCACGGCAACTGCGCTCTCACTTGCAAAGGGTGTTCACATCCTTGTTAACTGTGCTACTACGATTGCTGACGCGACCGTGGTTGGTCAGATTCACACAATCATTTGTAAGACTGCTACCACAACGACAGACGTTGATTTCTCAACAACTATTGGTGATTATGTGAAAGCAACTTTTGCCGCTTCTGAATCGATTCAGGTTCAGTGGACAGGTACAGACGGCTGGGCAGTTATCGGTCATGGCACGGGTGCCACGGGCGACACGGGCACAGGTCCGGTGCTTGCGTAGTAATTATTACGCTTGTTTGGTGTGGGGGGCTTGTCCCCCCCGCCATTTATAAATTGGAGAATTTAATGGTTGAAGTTTTATCAGAAGTAAATTGGGGCAAGGCAGTTGAGCCTATTACCAAAGTTTTTACTAAGAAAAAAGAAGACCCTAAATTCCTTGAAGAACAAATTAGAGATTACTATCCTTGTGACGTAGAACCGAAGGACGAAGAAAAATGAAAACATTTAAAAATTTCGTATTAGATGAAGCAACATTTAACACAACTATGAATGCGATGCATCAGGACGTTCCGACAGGTGACTATTCTGATCCCAGAGTTGTGAAAGCACTTAATACTTTTGTAGGTACAGTAACACGAGCTACTATGGATGGATCAATGCTTCCTGAGATGGTCATTAGTAAGATGAGAAATTCTCTGAGTAAGATTGGACTGACCTTTGATGAAGTCCCAATGATGGAAGGTGAAAGTGGTTCCTTCGAATTGCCCTTGACTAGTTTTGGTGGTCGTTTCGGTAAAGGTTTGGATACCCCATATGATGAGTTTGCAGAAGATGACGGTATCTCGCATCAGGTAGAGGGTGGTCTTAAATTGGTACTAGGCTATAAAATGCAAGAGGATAATTCGTGTAGGTTGACTGCTTCTATTAAATAGTATGTATGAAACTATAAGCTCTAATAATTTCATGATGTATGCGATAAAACATTATGAAAACCCTCATTGTGAAGGAGAAAAAGAGTTTCACGATGACATGAAGAGGTTTAAGTATATCAAACGTCTTCTAAAGAAGTATAAAGTGGGTGGAGTATTAAAAGAACGACTGCTTCTGAACCATATCATTATTCTTAGGAACTTGTTTGGAAATGAGGCATGTGTTACACTTCTACTTTTTAAAACACAATCAGAACATCTAGGTGTTCTTAAATCTTTCCTAATTTTCCTAAATATGATTAGTTCAGATGAACTTATCGAAATAAATCTAGATCAAGATGTTCTAGAGGTATTGAGGAGAATCTAATGGGAAGAGCGATAGACTTATTCGTTACATACAGATTTATAAAACTGTTAGTCACTCCGTTTGAGAAAACTGAAGCGTACAAGCTTGGCATCATCGACAAAGATGGTAAACGTAATACAGAACAGACAGTAGCAAGAGGTGTTCGACCTACTGATCTCAATACTGCTGAGAAGAAGAACGCATACACTGTTCTTCACAAACTCGTATTTAATATCAAAAAGATTTTTGGCAAGGTGCCCGGACTTAGGACTAAGTTGGGAACCTATGCTGCAGCCCTGTTCCTACTCAAAGATACATTCAAAGAACATGTCGAAGACCCTGATGTTTTCGAGAAGGAGTTCATGAAGTATCTCAAGGAAGAGGGTTACGAGATAGACAACACAATTTCCGAAGAAGTCATTGGTTTTGGAGAAGTGCTGCCCAAGGGTGAGTACACTCTAGTCAATGATATCCTAAATAGTGAAGAAGAAGAACTACAGGCAAAGGTTGGTGATAAGGTCGTTGCATATGATGACGAACCGCCGATTGATACGGTTCTTGGAGTTGAGATATTTCCTATTGTTCATGTTAAGACACAAGAAAAGATTTACATTAGTTTGGAGGACATAAAATGAAACGCTGGTCAGAAGTATCACCCTATAGTGGTCTAGAGGAAGATGTTCCTACCAATAACGCAAGTAGTGGCGATGTTGCAATGCCACCTGATGCTGTTAAGAAAAAGAAGAAACTAATTGACCGTTCTATGGTGGATGCTCGCACTAAGGCATATCGTGAACACCGTGCTCGTCTTGAAGCTCGTCGGGTGAAACGAGAAGAAAAAAAGAACAAGAGCAAGTTCATTGAGAAGGTCAAAGAGGAAGTTGCATCTGAGATGGCATATGGTTCTGGATACGATACAGTCAAACCTGTGGCTAATATTCAACCTGTGAATGCGGGAAAGATGTCAAATACTCGTTTGCAGCATCAGCAGATTAAGCAACGTGCCGATAATCTGCGATCTGCAAAGTCTGGAACTGGATACGAACTGTATCACAAGCAGTTTTCTGGTGCCATGCAACATGCATACAAATTTGCAAAAAGCAAGGGATACACTGTAAACCCCAAAGATATTGATGACATGGTTGCATCTGGTCCAAGGAAACCAAGCAGTGGTAAAACTAACAGTTATAGCCTTGGAACAGACAAGGGTAAAAGGGTTCAAATTCAAGTTACTAATCTCGACAATAAGAGATATGAACTGAATATGTACATTACCTGATGATTAAGATTTATCTGTTTCTCATTATCATGGGTGTAATCGGCGGCGTCGGTTATGGTGGGTATATGTATTATAAGGATACCCAAGAACGTATTTCTATTCTGACTGAGAATAACGCAAAACTAGAAGTAGCTGCACAACTGCAAGAAGAAACTATCAATACGATGATTGAGGATGTTGAAAGAAATGCAGAACTAAATAAAGAACTGCAAGACAAATTACAATTAGCAGAGAAGTATGGCGACCAGTTGCGTAACACTCTGCGAAAACACAACCTAACACACTTGGCAAACAAGAAGCCGGGTTTGATAGAGAAGAGGATGCAAAATGCGACCAATCGTTTATGGGACGATCTTGCTATTATCACTGACCCTAATGGGGTGCGGCCGGATAATGCCACCAAAGGTGGTGACGGTGACCAAGGTAGTAAAAACGGAAATTCCAGTAGTAGCAAGACCGAAACAAGTCCAACTAAATGACGTTAAGATTTATGTAGTTTCGAAGATAAACTACGATGAATTTATTAAGTCATATGAAAAGAAGAATGGAGCAGATTCGTACATTGCGCTATCAGTGAAGGACTACGAAAACCTTAGTCTAAACTTTGCTGAACTGAGACGATATATAGAACAACAGAAGCAGATCATTGTCTACTACGAAAATGCAGTAGCACCGAATAAGGAAGAGGAAGATGGGAAAGTTCAATAATAAAATTTCAGCTGAATATAATCCACCGAAGTGGATTTTAGAACGTGCTTTGTCATATCAGAATGATGAGATTGAAGAGTCACCACTACAGTCAGTTGGAGTAAAATGTCCTGCCGGTAAGATTACTTGTAAAAAGGGATTTGAAACAGACCTTGCTAGTGTTCCTCGCGCAATCTGGTGGTTGATTTCTCCGTGGGATATTGCTCGCGCTGCCATCATTCATGACCTTCTTTACAAACGTATTCGTGAGTATCGTGCAGAAGAGGGCGATCTTGAAGCACACCCCACAGCAGACACAGTTGTTCGTAACTATAAGTCTGCAAAGAAAGCATCAGACAAAGTATTCCTGATGGCAATGAAAGACGCTGACCCTGCCGTGCCGAAATGGAAGATGTATGCATCATACTATGCAGTTGTCCTGTGTGGTCGATGGTCTATCATTCCAAGAGAGGGTGACTGATGATGGTAGACGAATGGGGCGTGATCTATTGTAAAAATTGTGGTCATGAATCTCATTGTGGTGCGCCTTTACAAAAAGAACACCGTGGTTATTCTGGCGAAGGCGGAATTATGGGCATGATAGAAGTATGCAAGTCTTGTCGTTGTGAGAAATGCATAACTCCTGATTGGGGTTGATATGTGGTTCTTTTTAATTAGTAGTATTGCCTCTGCCGTTATTGGTAGTGCCGCAGATTCTTGGTTCTCTGAAACTAAGATGGGTAAGTGGTTCTACCGTAAGGTTGATGATGTTGCATCATGGGCATCTAGGAAATTGGGTTTGAAGGTTCTTCAAGATGAAACAAATTGGAAGACGAAATACCCAAATGTCGCAAATAAAATGGACGACCTAGAAGCCAGAATAAAACAACTAGAGGAGAAAAAATAATGGTTAATTGGATTAAAAATCGAGTAATGGAACGTACTTCATGGGATGGCGGCGCAATGATTGCTGTTGGTCTTGTGGTGTTGTTCCTTGGACCATTTGCAAAGTATGCTGCAATGGCAGCTATCGCATGGGGTGTTCTAACCATGTTGAAGTCCGAAGACTAATATCATGGCAGAGTTGGAGACAGAGGTTAAACTTCTCAAAAAGGAGTTGCAAGACCAAGCAAAAATACATGATCGTTTGGACGTTGCGATTGAAAAACTAACTGATGTCTCCAACTCTATTCATCGTATGTTGGCAGTGCATGAAGAGAAGATTGCACGGCAAGAAGAAGCAACAATAGCAGCAGATGCTAAACTAGAAATCCGTCGCACAGAGTTGACTGCCAAGATAGACGAACTGCATTCTCGTATTACCACTAACACCAAAGAGATTATGACAGCTGCTGCAAAACAACACACTGAACAGAACAAAGAGATACAAAAGATTAAGGACGAACTTGCTGCAAGAGTAGGCGTCCTAGAGAAATGGCGACATGTCCTTATCGGATCATCAATCGTCGCTGGATTTATTTTACACAAAATGATGAATCTTACTTGACATTTTACCACAATGATGTTACTATCTGTGGATGTCTTATATTGATACCAAATACCTAAACATTATCAGTCCATACCTTCAGCAGTTCAAGAAGAAGGGCGATAATCTATGGAACTTCCGTTGTCCCTATTGTGGGGATTCCCAGAAATCAAGAACTAAGGCTAGAGGGTTTGTCTTTCGCAAGAAGAATGACCTGTTCTTCAAGTGTCACAATTGTGGAGTTGGCGCGTCTTTGGGTAATCTTGTCAAGACCGTAGACTCAAAAACTTACAAAGACTATATATTTGAACGATACAAAAAAGGGGTCGAAACTCGTAGTAGTCCTCAGCCGGAGTTCAAATTCAATGCACCAATGTTTCGCAAAAAGGGTATCCTTGAAGGTCTTCAATCTATTAAGAACCTGCCTGATGACCACCCAGCGAGACAGATTGTTGAAAGACGAAAACTCCCTGTGGAATCGCTCTCCGATTTGTATCTATGCGAGTCATTTTTTAAATTCACGAATTCGATAATCAAAGGTAAGTTTCCTTCTTTGGATGGTGATCATCCAAGGTTGCTTATTCCGTTTCGTGATGAGAGTGGTGAAGTGTTTGCGTATCAGGGTAGAGCCTTTGGTAACGAACAACCTAAGTATATCACCATCAAGATTGATGAGGAGCGTGAGAAGATATTTGGTCTGGATAAGGTAGACAAAAGCAAACCTATCCTTGTTGTCGAAGGCCCATTAGATAGTCTGTTTCTAGATAACTGTATTGCGGTTGCTGGTGCAGACTTTAGTAATATAAAGGGTAACCTCACGGTTATCTACGATAATGAACCTAGAAACAAGGAGATCAACAAACAGATAGAGAAGACGATAGATCAGGGGAAAAGCGTATGCCTGTGGCCTGATCATATGAAGGAGAAGGATATCAACGA